GCCCCATCTTACTAAACCACGGAAAAGCTCTTAAAGAGTAACTCAATGCATCGCGGTATTTAATGAGAAGCCGAAACGGTCAACTCAGAAAAACTTTCAGAAACAGACTTCGATCTTGAAACTACGTCAAGAGAAGTGGATGGCCAATTGCGCACGTACCATCGTCGTGATGCCACAGGAGGGGGTAACATTAATGACAAAGCAAAATCATCACCCGGAGCTGCAGCACTGGATTTTATTCCAGGCGTAACAGTGCTATCTAACCCAAACATGGAAAAATCTACCGGAATCGATAGAATTCCCACACTTGCATCAGTATACACAGGAAGCCATTCTAACTCACACAGGAATGGCACTGTGAACTCTAAAAGCTGAGTTAAGCCATACGAAACAACAACAATCCCATCACAATACCTATGTTCAGTAGGGATGGGTTGAAATGATCCGGGTCCTCCAGGGTACCTGAAGGTAGATGCAGGGTCCATCTTAACACATAGACCGGTCGACATATCAAGGTTAGTTGCATCAAAAGTAGCCCTAATTTTGTAGGTGCCTCGATTATAGAAAAACAAACTTCTCAAACAATCAGCATTACTAGACCAAACGCCATACATATAACCAGCAAGTGGACGGAGTACATTAACATATCCGCCAGGACTGGTGCACCAACGTTTGGCCATGTCTTCTATATACATTTCTGCGTCAGAAGTATGAGTATCGGGAACTAAACCGACATCAAACTCGAAACCAGAAGTCATACGTTTGAAGCTCGAAACAGACGCTTGCATCTCGGCAGCGTCGGTCTGAAACTGCGGTTCTCTTTGGGAATAAAACCTAAAATCATTACCAGCGTGACGATAAACGACACACGGCAAAGCAGGAACAATATCACCAGCAGAACGAGCAGGAGCCACAAGACGAACAGACAACTTAGGAACCAAGTCAACAATGTCAGAACTAGTAGTATCCACTGTCTTATATGGGACAGTAAACAAATAAGGAATCGTAAACGACTCAATTGTAGTTCCTTTTATAGTAACCACTCTACTTATTTGATTTCCGACCAAAGACGGGTCATCAGGATTATAAGACAAAGTTATTTGAACTTTTTGAACAACTAAAGGACTTGAAAAAAACATCAAAGTCACAACAGTGCTACCTTTCCAAAATCGAAAAAACCTCGAAAAGAAGTCCAATCTTGAACACACATTGGATATCAAACTACCATCTGGATAAGACACAGCAGGATTTTGAGTAAATGGCCAAGTATCTATAGTAACAGAAACATTAGGATCGGCAGGAACTGTCAAATAGCTCTCCAACCAAGGCAACGCAAGCGTATTCAATAACGAATGCTTACCATGACTACCAACTGGAAGAACCATAGAACCAGTACCAACCAAATGCTTTGGTTTGGAATAATTCATGTTTCCCCAGATATTAGGTATAACATCTGTAGAAGGAGCAGCGGCAGGTGTGCTAGACTCAGAGGGATTGTCAAAATCAAAATAATCTCCCATCATATCGTCCAACGCATTAAAGCCTTTTTTGGCCGACTGTTTCACATAATCCATTCCATTCGTAGCAAGGTACTTCTGAGCCTCTGATGACAAAGTGTCAAACAAAGCTGAAGCCAGAGTTCCAGATTGCATCTGGGCCTTTTTCTTCTTGGTAAGAGCGGAAGGTCCTTTCCAATCAGCGGGTTCAGTAGGTCCTGCGACTTCGACGCCGGACAACGAACACCAGACGTTTACAACAATCTCCTGTGGTATATCAGACGAATTTGAATAGATGTTTTGACACACCATCTTCAAATCTGTCATGGTAGACACAGAAGTTTTGACCCTGTCTTTATAGACTTTATCAGCCCATGTATTGTTGAAAAGCCATGGGACGGTGATGCGTCCACTATTCATAGTGGAAAAATCGCACCAAACCGTATCGGTATGGCTCAGCAAACCATAATCATTAACTGACAAAAGTCTTCTCTCATCCAAGGGACAGCACGTGAATGCTATCCCTCCATAAACCTGTGGTACAGCCATTACTTGGAATCTCCAATTAAGAGACTTCCACTTAAGGTACCTAAAGGTTTTTATAGCACTGGAAAACGCATCTTGGTCTAAGAAAGGTTGCACCGCCGTTGCTGTTTTAACACCAGCAGACGTAAATGTAAAATTTCCTACAGCATATTCTCTAGTGACAATTCCAAATGGGGTCTGAGGACCCCATGGATTTAAGTCTCGAGAAATTGGAATTTTTGGGACTACCGTTCGTATTTCGTTTTCTTCGGTTACGAACGTCACAAGACCGTTATCGTCTTCTTGTGTAGACGGCATACTTGATAGAGTAGCGGCGAAAATTTATAGTATTGGGGTTGACTTAGCCTCGCCAGACGTATCAACCACTAAATATCTATCTGTGAGAAGCAGATACAGTGACTAGACAATCACTGCACTATGCAATACTCTCACTCCCGTTTCCGGGGGTTGCTCAATTTAACGTCGAGAGCTTGACGTTGTGGATAGTTTAAAGACATACCCAGGTCATTTGAGCTTAACAACACACTCCGTCGGAAGGACAGAGCATACCCGTACACCACCTAGAGTGGTACTCATCGTACGTTAGACCAGTGTAAGAAACACCGTAATGACTACAATACTTCATCAAAAGTCGTTCTTCCTCATAAAAGGCTTCAGGACCATGATGATACATCTCCATCATTGCTTGTTCCACATTAACCGCCAACTGATCCAAAGGCGTTCTAATGCTCGACTTCCTAATCCAGAGTAACATACCGTGAACACTAGAAAGTGCGAGAGGGGCATTATAAATATTACCACGCTTCTTAAATTTCCTACACAGAAACTCCAACTCTTCAAAAGGTATAAAATCTTGATCGATCTCACCCTTAGAGGGAGTTGTGTACATCATTCCAAAAGCATTGGTAATATAATCAGAAAGTGCAGTCATTGTGACATATTTTTTAAACATGTCACTAACAGACCACAAATTGTCATCGCCATAAAAGCAACAAACCAAATGTTGTAATCTATCATGATCACCCAATTCGTTTTCTTTACAAATGTACCAAAAGAAAGAATTAAAGATAACGACGTTGACAAAGGAATTTAAAAAACCTGTAAGCCAACCGCCGGAACTATTCATCCAATCCATCCAGTACACTTGATCATTAATCACCATGTACGGAGCAACAGAGCTCATACATACATTGTAAACATACCATAACATTCTTTGATCTCTAATTTGCATATACCATCTCATGGCTAAATACAAACCAAATCCAAACTTCATCGCAATAGATGTATCAAACCCAGAAAAGTCACCTCCTCCAGTATTCTTATATCTTTGCAATTTCTCAGCTAACACCGACCACTCAGGGCCGTGAGGGTTAACACCAATACATACATCAGTATCTATTCTATTTGACTTCATAAAATCAACCACATCTCCCATAACCATAACAGTCACGAGCAGATGAGCTAACGAGCCAACACAGAAGATACGAGTCTTACCAGCGTATACTCTCTCTAAATCTCTAGTTTCATCTTTCAGGCACGCAGAGACCACATTTTTAAGTTCATAACCACAATCCATGGCAACAAACAATTCTTTCACTCGGGCACGAAGGAGAGGGTTTATCCAACCAGTCTCCTTATCCCACAAATCTTCTCTCTTGGAGTAGCCTTCGACCTTAAAATCAAAGCCAACAGACGTACTCATATCTAATTTCATCACCGCTTCTTCTAACGTAAGTAGTTTAAATTCCTTTCTTGTAACAGGAAAAAAACCACGAAAAATAGTAGCGGGGTCATGTTGAAACATATGACTAATAAACTTAGGAAAAGTGCGCACTCGATAAGAGCACATCTTAGCAATTCCTTTATACAACGGTCTGACTACCACAGGGGTAGACAAATCGTCAGTTTCCACAGTCATAGGTTTTAACATAGCAGGGGCACACTCAACAGGGTGCACAGCTGGGAGTTCAGCACTCTCCTGAAACACAGACGCAATTATCTTAGTTTCAGTAGGCATAAAATCTCCTTTGGTAACTCTTCCCAACGAAACAAGTCTTCCATCAAATGGTTGACGATGTTCGTTGGATAAGTCTCTAACACAGGGAGGGGTATAAATACCTTGACGGTATACAACTCTCGTCCCTGTTTGATAGGCAACACGATCAGCTTCATCATCCTCTTTATATAAAGGAAAAAACACTGATTGTTCACCAACAACGGCACAATGAAGTCCTAAAACTTTAACAACACCAGTATGATCAACGGTCATATACGGTAAACCGCACATGCCACTCTCTGATTCTAAACCGGTAGTAACAATGTGACTCCCAAGATGTAACTC